CCACCAGTAATTCAAAAACCAACCCTTATCGGTTGGTTTTTTTTCGTCCGTTCCCGCCAGTACTGGCGCGGATTCCGGGCATGGCCTCGCGAGCGCCACTCACACGAACCCCGCATTTTCACCCCTGCCCAAGCCTCTCTGTTCTCCGTTCTCTCTGGTGGTCACGCGAGCGTGCGCGAGGCCAGTTCCTGTATTGGCGCGGGTTTCGAGGCGGTCGGTTGTGGCTGGAAACTCCTGTGGCAGAAGCGACCGAGCATAACGCAGGCGCAAAAAAACCGCCCGGAGGCGGTTGTTGGCACAGTGCTTGACGTGGTCACACGGGCGGCGCGAGCACCCTCATCTGATCGCCCCAACCACAGGGCAAGGGGCGGCGCATCACCTGCTCCAGCATAATGTCAGGCGCGCCCACCAAGCGTTCGATGACGTCCGGAGCCAACAGAGTCAGGCGTAGGACGCGACGCACCTGCGTTACGTCTATGCCCTCGGCTGTGGCAATGTCGGCCACCGTCGCTGCGCGCTCCTCGTCCAGCAACCGCTGCCAGTGGTGCGCCAGTCCGAGTGACCGCAGCAGTGCGCTGTCCTGCGCTGCTGCCCGAGCCTCACGCTCCCGGGTGGCTTCGGACAGGAATTCCTGTGGCGCATCCAATGGCGTGATGATCTGCTTCTTGAACCCTCGCTGCACCAGCCTCCAGGGCACAAAGGTTTCCAGTCGCACGCCACCGGCGGGCGTTGGGAGTTCATGGGTGACTGGACGACCTGTCTGCTTGCCGTAGTGCTTCTTGGACATCGCGCCTCCTATTTGAATTGCTCAAGCATTTGGCGTTGGTCTGGCCAGAGCGCGGGGATGTCGTTTCGCATCAGCCACAGCAGGGTCAGCCTTCGCGGCTGACATCCCATCATGAACTGTTCAACGATGTCGGGGGCAAGGCGCGCCAACCGCAAGAGCCGACCAACCGTCGTCGGCATCAACCCTTCGAGTCGTGCGATTTCGACCACGTTCTTGAAGGCACCCGAGTCGAGCAGGGAGTGCCAGTACGTTGCCCGAGCGACGGCCTCGATGATCTGTACGTCATGGGCAGACGATCTTCCGTCGACGAGCAACTTTCCCTTTTTTCGTTTGAAATGAAGAGGCACAAAGGTTTCGAACGAGCTGTCCATCAGGCTTCGACCTCCAGCAGTTCCGCACCAATCCCTCTCGGGGCAAATTCACCGATCAACTTGTCCCACCCCAGCTCTCGCCACTTCACCTTGATTCCCTGTACCTCGCCGATGTGAACGAGGTCGATGCGCTCGATCATCAGGTTGGCAACGCGGTGGCGCTCGACCGGGAACAACTGATCCCACACGTCGTTGAGTCGCCCCATCGCCATCACCGTACTGGCTTCGTCAATCTGCGCGCCGTTGCGCTGGATGTGGCGTACCACCGAGGCGATGGACTCGGGGCTGGTCAGCACTGTGCGGATTTGCGCCACCACCGCCGCCTCGATCTCCGGCGCGGGCAGACGCTCGTAGCTCTTGCCCGGCGCACCGAAGCGGCTTTCCGACTTGGACACGTAGTAGTGGTATTTGCGCCCACTCTTGCGCGAGTAGGTCGGGTACATCCGTTCGCCCGATGGGGCGTACAGCAGGCCGCGCAACAAGGCATCCGTGCGCGACCGGATCTTGGTCTCCACCGACCGCGCGTGGCCGTCCTTGGCCAGCACCGCATGCACCTTGTCCCAAAGCGTCTGGTCAATGATCGGCGGGTGCGCTCCGGGGTACCAGTTCCCCTTGTGCGACAGCTCCCCCAAGTAGATGCGGTTGCGCAGCAACTTGTGCAGGTACTTCTTGTCTATGCGGGTGCCGCTACGGGTCTGGCCTTCCTGTGTTGTCCACGACTTGGTGGTGATGCCATCCAAGGTCAGGCTGGCTGCAATCTGTGTCGGTGAGCCAATGGTCAGCATTTCCTTGAAGATCCGCTGCACCACGGCCGCCTCGGCTTCGTTGATGACCAGCAGACGGTTTTCGACGTCATAACCCAAGGACGGTACGCCACCCATCCACATGCCCTTGCGCTTGGCGGCTGCGATCTTGTCGCGGATGCGCTCACCGGTGACTTCGCGCTCGAATTGGGCGAAGGACAGCAGGACGTTCAGCATCAGCCGCCCCATCGGAGTGGTGGTGTTGAACTGCTGGGTGACCGAGACGAAGGACACCTCGTGGCGCTCGAACACCTCCACCATCTTGGAGAAGTCGGCAAGACTGCGTGTCAGGCGGTCGATCTTGTAGACCACCACGATGTCGATCCTGCCACGCTCAATGTCGGCCATCAGGCGCTTGAGCGCCGGACGCTCGGTGTTGCCACCGGAAAACCCGGGGTCATCGTAGTCGTCCGCCACCGAAATCCAGCCCTCGGTGCGCTGACTGGCGATGTAGGCGTGGCCCGCCTCCTTCTGTGCGTCGATGGAGTTGAATTCCTGATCGAGACGTTCGTCCGTGGATACCCGGCAGTAGACGGCGCAACGCTTGCGCGCCTTGGTGGAAGCAATGTCGCTCATCGCGCACCACCTGTGATCAGGCCGAAGAACAGCGGCCCACTCCAATGCTGGCCAGTGATATGTCGGGCCACCGCCGTCAGGCTTTTGAAAGTGTGGCCCTCGTACTCGAAACGGCCCTCGGCGGTGACCGACACCTGATGCTCGCGCTCACCCCATTCGCGCAACAAGATCGTGCCCGGCGCGAAATCGAACTCGCGTCGCTTGGCGCGCAGCTTGATCTTGGAATGCTTCGCGCCAATGGATTCCAGTCGCAGCTTCGTCTCGGGCGCGAGGCCGCCGAAGGCTTCCTCTTGCAGCTTGTAGGCGAGGCGCGACTCGACGTGCGTGCGGTTCGGGTAGTCCGGGCGGCGAGGGAAATATCGATCCCACACCGTCCAGAGTTCAGACATCGGCATGCAAGCCAGTTCGGCAATGCGCGCAGCGACAGATGCTTGTTTCTCGTTCATCACAACTTCTCCTGTTGATAGGGGGTTGTATGAACGCGCTGGTCGGGCAGGAAGCCAAGGCCAACTTCTCTCTGTTTCGGCTCGTTGGCGACAAGTGTGCGAACGATGGCTGCCGCAAGGATGGTAGTGATTTCACCAGCACGGGCGCTGGCGCTCATCTCCGAGGGAGATGCAAGTTCGAGGTTCTTCATGACGGCTCCGGGGAATAGCAACTGTCACAAATGATCAATCCGATCTTCCGAAGAGGATGGCAAAGGAGAGCAATCGGCGGTCATTTCTTGCGGTCGCCGCAATTCGTAAATTGCGCGTTAACAAAACAGTTGACGGCGGCGATTGCTGTCGTTATGATTGCGTCAATTAACCAATCACGCAACTGGGTCACATTATGGGTTTCGGAACCTACATCAGGCAAAAACGAGACGCGAAGGGCATCGCGATGAATGACTTTGCGCGCCAACTCGACATCTCACCGGCCTATTGGTCGCGCATTGAGCGCGAGATGGAAAAGCCGCCCAAGGACGAACTGATCCGCAAAGCTGCAGAAATTCTTGGTGAGAACCCCGATGAGGCGTTCATCGAAGCTAGTCGACTCCCGCCGGACATGCGAGAGGACGTGGGCGATATCGTTCGGATGTATCGCAAACGCGCGACGGGAGAGAAATGAATGCCGGAGTTAACTCTCGCCTACCGGTGCTGTGACCGGAAACTCCCTCGCTACATCAAACATTCTGAAGTCGAAGGCATTGCAGTGCTGGCTCGCCAGCAACTGGTTGATGCCAACACCGACGCCATCTCGCTGTCTGTGTTGCGCGACATCAGTAGCCTGAAAATTAACGGCATCCAGTTCGCCCTGTGGGTAGACACCGAGCACGCCGTCAACGACGAGCAGGGAAATCCGGTATTAGGTGTTTGCGAGTTTGATCCCGAGGCATCACCGGATGCCACCATGCTGTCCGTCTCGCCTGTCAGCGAAACGGCATCCGAAGAGCTGGTGCTCAGTACCTTTGCCCACGAGCTTGGCCACGCCATTTTTGATGCGCCGAGCTGGATTGCCGCCGCTGCTCAAGGCCCCGGCCTGTTTGACGATCCCGCCGAGCTGGCACGCAAGGCATACCGCACCACGACTCGTGACGCCGAGCACTTGGCAAAACAGCCAGAGCCGAGCGCAGCACGTAACAGTGAGCTTGTGCGCAATGTCCATTTTGCCGAGCTGCGCGCCAACGAATTCATGGGGTCACTGCTTGTGCCGCGACAGCATTTGTACCGCGCGGTAGAGACACTGGCACCGAAGCACGGTGTGACGATCCACCGTAGCCCGTCTCTAGATCCGGAGCTGCCCGGCACCACGATGCGGCTGACCGCCGATGGTGACATTGGCTTCTTCGACATGGAGTGTTTGCAGAGGGCCTTGGCAAAACGCTTCGGCGTTCACCGGCGATTCATCCAGGTTCGGATGGAACGTTACGGCCTTCTGACACCGGGGGCAGGTATCGCTTGATACTTGCTCTCACCTAGCCGCCGACTTCGTGTCGGCATTTTTTGAAACCAGTAATTAACTGTTCGCGCAATCGCGCACTTCATTCAGCAAAGGAATTTCATGATGACGGCAGTCGAACAAAACAACATCGCAAATCAAAAAGAGTCGGCTGCAGATCAGCAGACATCAAAGAAAGTGCGCAACCGGCAATCGGACGATGGCCCCGATGTCCTCCCTTGCATGGAGCATTTCGTCACCCTGGCGCGCAAGGTAAAGCGACCGGCGCTCATCTTGACCTTGGTCGAGCGTGCCGCCGACACCACGCTGCCTGAAATCGCGGCGCTGGTTGAGGTCGCAAAGGGTGTGCTGCCGATTCCGGCGCGTAAGGCCATGTTTCACGTTGTGGCCAAACTCATGCCCGATAAACAGCAGCGCATCGAGCGTGCGGCTGAACTGGTGGTGCTGCTGGACGATGAGTACGGTGCGCAGGCCGTCCAGTCCTTGCTCGAGGAAAAAAATGAGGGCGACGCGGCGGTACTCGTTGCGCCAACCGACAGGTACAGCCGCGCGCTGCACCTGCATCTCCTCCAGGAATTTCCATCGGACGGCGTCAAGGCCGAACACCGCTTCGAGCACGCCGAGCGCCTGCAAGTGATGCATCGGCAGTGGAAGAGTGAAAACTTCTCCAGCCATTACCTCGGGCCAAAAGGCATCGAGCCCAAGGTCGACGTCGACGTGCAGGATGTGCTGCGCACCCGGATCGCAGCCCTCTATCCGAAGGTGGCCGCCGACCAGATTCTCATCGAGCAATTCACGCGCCGCGACCTTGCTCATGCGGATCGCTGTGGCGGGGAGGACGCAGACGACTCGACGCCAGTGCTGTTACATACGCTCACTGCAACCTTCAATGGTTCGACGGCGCATTTCAAACAAGTCGCCGACGGTGAAGTGATTGACCACGAAGAACCAGCAGCCATGTCGGCCATCTTCTCGTGGGAGCCTGGCACGGGTGCGCTTGGCGTGTTCTGCGAGGACAAGGAGTCGCGCCGTGACCTGGCTACCATCTTCCGTGATGTCGTGCTGGCCTGCGAGGGGGCGATCAACGACATGCCAATGCGTGAATTCGATCTGCTGGGTTTTTCGACGCACGCCATGCTCAAGCGCCTTGAACAGCATCTCGTCGACGGCGTGGAGAAAATCTCGATCCTGCAAGTGAAGATCGCGCGCCCCTTCGAGCAGAGCACCATCGACGAAGCCAACGGGCGCGACATTGTCCAGCACCTGTCGAGCACGCTGATGATTGGTCGGGATCGGCGCGATGCCCGTCACATCTACCAAGTCGCCTATGACGACTACGGATTGGATGATCTGACCGGTTATGCCTTGTCACAGGTGAAGCTGGTTTTCCGGATGGCAAAGCAACCGCACCGCAAAGCCCATAACGTGGCCGTCCAGATTACGTCGCCCAATGGCCTGAACGACAAGAGCAAGACCGAGGATGACCGCAAGCGCGTGATCGAGCAATTGGCGCGGCTCGGCGTCTTGTGTGAATTCTGAGGAGCACGCCATGTCTGCGTATTTGGAATATTTCAACACCATTGAGCGCGTGCGCAGCGTTGAGCCGCGCGCAATTTCCTCCACCGTCGGCCACCACCGCGCCGAATTTGTTCGCCGCCGGTGGGTGGTTGAGGATGGCTACTTGACTCGTGTGATGGTGCCTTTCCTCGATTCGGAGGAAGAGGTCGAGGCCGATATTGACGAGGACGCTGGCGTGTTCCGGTACCGGAGCCCCCAACAGCGATCTCAAATCGTCACGCGCCCGCTCTCTGACATCGTGCTTTACACGTTGCGCATTGATACGTGGCTCACCGATCTGTGCAGTCTGATCGGCATCGAGCCACGACAGCTATCGCAACAGCGTACCCGGGTACCCGATCACCTCTGGCACCTCGGTAATGCGCGAATCGCTGGCACCCACGATTTCGCGCCGGTGTTCGTCGGACGTTTATGGGAGCGCGCACCGGCCGCAGAAACGACGCCAGTGCTGTGCGATCCGGTCTGGCCTCGCGGTGGTGTGCTCCTTCGGCATCGACCGAGCAGCGACAGTCTGCCTCGTGATCATGTTTTGCGCAGCCTGAACGATTTCGTTCGCGTGGAAGGCGGGGAGGACGTTTTCGACGCGAGCGCGTTCGACCGGGTTTTGCGTGGATTCTTGACGATCAATGGCATCCCCGAGCCAGCCCAATTCCTTCAGGGCGACCGCTTGAAATTGCCGCATTTCGTCACGTCACGCGAGCTCGCTCCCGAGCGCGCAAAGATCATCAAGGTGATGTGGGGCGAAGTAGGAAAGGCACCACCGGAAATGTCGTGGGCAGAGGTCAACGGGCTGGCCAACACCGGCTATCAGTCATTCGACGACGCTTTCGGCGGCCCCGAGGATCGAGGAGATGTGATTGAAAAAGCGCGACGTGCGCGTTACCGAGTGCGCCGCAACCCATAAATCCGACCATAAACGGAACCAGACACCGCCCATAAATCCATGCGGAAACTTCGATGTGCCCATTTCATAAAGGAGGCACATCGAAATGCAAAACCAAGTCCCATCAGTTGAATCCGGTCGGCCACACCGCCGGAACATTCGAGACGGTGCCACGCGCATCGCCATCGATGAAAACGAGCTCGCTACCCGCTGGGGGCTCTCCGTCAAAACTCTGCGCCGGTGGCGGCAAGAGTCCTTGGGCCCAGTCTTCTGCAAGCTGGGTGCCCGTGTCACCTACCTGATCTCCGAAGTTGAAGCCTTCGAGCGGCGCGTTTCGCGCTACTCGACCTTCGCTCGGGCATACCAGTAAGGGGGGCGGCCATGAGCGATCTGACCGTATTCCCCGCTGACCTCGCCGCAATGTCGGTGAGCCAACTGGCCAACCTGCCGCCCGCCCAGCTGGCCGAGGCTGACGCCAACCTCGATCACCTGATCGATTGGGCCAAAAAAACGCGCACCAAGCTCGATGCCGCGTTGGATCAACGCTTCGGCGAACAGGGCCGCACCGCACTGCGCGACTCCGGCCGCGACTTCGGCACTGCCCACATCAGCGATGGCCCGCTGCACATCAAGTTCGAGTTGCCCAAGAAGGTCAGCTGGAACCAGAAGCAGTTGGCCGAAATTGCCGAACGCATCGTGTCCTCCGGCGAGAAGGTCGAAGGCTACATCGACGTCAAGCTGGCCATATCGGAGTCGCGCTACACCAATTGGCCTCCGGCGCTGCAGCAGCAGTTCGCTGCCGCGCGCACTGTAGAACCCGGCAAGCCCTCGTTCACGCTGACCATCGAGGGGGACGCACCATGAAAAAGCTCCCCATCGTGTCCGCCGTCGAGCGCATGGCTGAACGCAAGGGCGTCAAGCTCTTGCTGCTGGGCAAATCCGGCATCGGCAAAACCACCCGCCTCAAAGACCTCGATCCCGCCACGACGCTGTTCCTCGACATTGAGGCGGGCGATCTGTCCGTGGCGGATTGGCCGGGCGACACCATCCGTCCGGCATCCTGGCCGGAGAGCCGCGACTTTTTCGTGTTCCTCGCCGGCCCGGACAAGTCCTTGCCTGCCGAGAGCGCGTTTTCGCAGGCGCACTACGACCACGTCATCGAGAAGTTTGGCGACACCACGCAACTGGATCGTTACCAGACCTTTTTCCTGGACTCGATCACGCAGTTGTCGCGCCAGTGCTTCGCTTGGTGCAAGGCCCAGCCTAGTGCGGTCAGCGACCGTTCCGGCAAGCCTGATCTGCGCACGGCCTACGGACTGCTCGGGCAGGAAATGATCGGTGCCTTGACCCACTTGCAGCACGCCCGGGGCAAGAACGTGATCTTCGTGGCGATCCTCGACGAACGCTTGGATGACTTCAATCGCAAGGTGTTCGTGCCGCAGATCGAAGGCAGCAAGACCAGCCTTGAGCTGCCCGGGATCGTCGACGAGGTCGTGACGCTGGCCGAGCTCAAGGCCGATGACGGCAGTTCGTATCGCGCCTTCGTCACCCACACCGTCAATCCCTACGGCTTCCCCGCCAAAGACCGCAGCGGTCGCCTCGACGTGCTGGAGCCGCCGCATCTGGGCGCGCTGATCGCCAAGTGCGCCAGCAGCGCTTCCACGTCCGGCACCGCCGCCCAAACCCATACCGAATCCAAGGAGTAATCGCAATGACCGCCAATACATGGAATGACTTCAATGACGCCGACTCACAGCAGTCCGGTTTCGATCTGATCCCCAAGGGCACCGTTGTACCGGTGCGCATGACCATCAAACCCGGTGGTTACGACGATCCCGAACAAGGCTGGGGTGGCGGCTACGCCACCGAATCCTTCGACACCGGCTCGATCTACCTCTCTGCCGAGTTTGTGGTCACCGACGGTGAGCATGCCAAACGCAAGATGTGGAGCAACATCGGCCTGCTGTCCAAGAAGGGGCCGACCTGGGGTCAGATGGGACGCAGTTTCATCCGCGCTGCGCTCAACAGTGCCCGCAATATCCATCCGCAGGACAACACACCGCAGGCCACCGCCGCACGCCGCATCCAGGGCTTTCATGAACTGGACGGCATCGAATTCATCGTTCGCGTTGATATCGAAAAGGACGCCAAGGGTGCGGATCGCAATGTGGTCAAGGTGGCGGTCGAGCCTGACCACGCCGACTACGCCAAGTTAAAGGGTGTCGCGGCCAAGGCCAACTCCGGCGGTGGCAACTCTGGCGCTCCCGCACAGGCAGCACCTGTTTATCAGGCTCCCGCTGCTGCTCCACAACGCGCACCCGTGACGGGCAAACCGTCATGGGCGCAGTGAGGGGGATGGCCATGAACGCACCCATTCTCACTGCCAGCCACTACGGCGTCGTCCATTTCGGCGATCTGGAATGCGAGGCAGTTGTCCTCAAGGGTGGCGAGCGCGGCTACGTGCGCCGCCAGCTTGCCAAATTGCTCGGCTTCCACGAAGGCCACAAGGGTGGCCGATTCGCCCGGTTCCTCACGGATTTCGCGCCTAACTCCTTGTCGGAATTGGAGAAAACACGTGAGCCGATTTTGCTGCCGTCCGGTCGGCAGACGCAGTTCTTCCCGGCCGGAATCATCGCTGACCTCGCGTCTGCCGTGGTCAATGCGGCGCTGACCGGAACGCTGCACAAGGCTCGCAAGGGCATCGTCCCCAACTGCATGAAGATCATGCACGCGCTGGCCACCACCGGCGAGGTCGCGCTGATCGACGAGGCAACGGGCTACCAGTTCCACCGTGCGCCCGACGCACTGCAGGACTTGATCGCCAAGCTGCTGCGCCAATCCAGTGGTTCGTGGGAACGGCGCTTTCACGCCGACTACTACCGCGCCATCTACCGTCTGTTTGGCTGGAAGTACCAGGGCCACGCCCAGAACCCGCCCCACGTCCTTGGCCAGATCACCCAGCGCTGGGTCTACGGGCCGGTGTTGCCGGAGGAGTTGCTCGATGAGATTCGCAGTCGCAAGCGCATCTCGGACAAGCACCACCAGTGGCTGACCGACAAAGGGCTGACGCGGCTGGAGCAGCAGATTCATTCGGTGACGGCGATTGCGCGCTGCTCGACCAACTACCGCGATTTCAGCAGGCGCTGCGAGGCAGCCTTCGCGGGCGGCGCGCTGCAGCTCGGTCTGTTGATCGACGAGTTTGAGGAGGTGGCGTGAAATGCTGGGTCTGCAAACGTCAGGCACGGGGATTCGGTCACACCGACAACCGACACGGTGTCGGCAATCCCCGCCGCTACCCCATCGACTGGGTGTTCTGCTCGCAGCGCTGCCAGAACGTCTTTCACGCGATGTACGGCAACTGGCTCAAAGCCAAGGACGAGCCGGGCAAACGCAGGGAGGTCGTGATGATCGATCCCTCTGACATCGAGATCGCCTCGATGAAAAAGTGCCTGAAGGCATTCGGTGAAGCGGCTGGCGAAATTGGCTTCACGAAGCCCCTCGGGGATTACTCGGAAGCCGAAGCGCTGCGGGTTATCGACGCCATCGTCACCCGCTACACCGAGGCAATGGTCGAGCATCACGAGGCGACCAAGTTTCCGCCGGTGCGTGGCATGCCACCAACGCCCGATCCCTTGGCGAACCCGTTTGCCGATCTTGAGGACGATCTGCCGTGGGAGACCACGCCATGATGGACTTCAATTCCACGGCAAGCGTGTCCGGGCAAATCAGCGTGCTGGTCGACGCCGGTCTGCAGCGAGCGCGTGCCCGGCAGTCGGTGCGCCACTACCTTGGCGCATCCCGCTTGGGCGTGGCCTGCGAACGCGCGCTGCAGTACGAGTTTGCGCAAGCACCGGTCGACTACGGGCGCGACGTGCAGGGTCGGATATTGCGCATCTTTGAGCGTGGCCAGGTCAACGAAGAGTGCATGGTCGGATGGCTGCGGGATGCGGGCTTCGATCTGCGCACCCACAAGGCCGACGGCGAGCAGTTCGGTTTCTCAGTGGCTGACGGACGCCTGCAGGGCCACATCGACGGCGTGTTCGTCGGTGGCCCCGAGGGCTTCGCCTATCCGGCCCTTTGGGAAAACAAGTGCCTCGGCTCGAAGTCCTGGCGCGATCTGGAGAAAAACCGGCTCGCCATTTCCAAGCCTGTCTACGCGGCGCAAGTCGCGCTGTATCAGGCCTATCTCGAACTACACGAGCACCCGGCGATTTTCACGGCGGTGAACGCCGACACGATGGAGATCTACACCGAGGCCGTGCCCTTTGACGCAGCACTGGCCCAGCGCATGTCGGATCGGGCGGTGAAGGTCATCACGGCGACCGAGGCAGGAGAACTCCTGCCTCGCGCCTTCAATGACCCGACCCATTTCGAATGCCGGATGTGCGCGTGGCAAGACCGCTGCTGGAGGACACCAGCATGACCGATACCAACACTCTGACGAATGCCATCGAACCGATGATCGACGCCAAGCAGGCCGCCGCCGCACTGCGCCTGCCGTACTACTGGTTCGCCGACCACGCCATGCGCAGCAAGTACCGGATTCCGCACTACTTGATGGGCGGTCTGGTGCGCTACCGCTTGTCTGAACTCTCAGCGTGGGCCACGCGCAGCACTGCCGTACAAGGCCGTGATGCTCAGGATGCGGACGCATCTGTCGAGGGGGCCGAATGATCGACTTCAACGACACCACTCAAACTGTGGAGCACGACCGGGAATCTCAGCGCGACGAGATTCGCGCCGAACTGATCGCACGAATGGACTCGGTGCTGACCACGATGTTTCCGGCAGGCAAGAAGCGCCGGGGCAAGTTCCTCATTGGCGACATTCTCGGCAGTCCGGGTGACAGCCTCGAAGTCGTGCTCGAAGGCGAGAAAGCGGGCCTGTGGACAGATCGCGCCACGGGCGACGGCGGCGATATCTTCGCGCTGATCGCGGCTTATCTCGAGGCCAACATCCACACCGACTTTCCTCGTGTGCTCGACGAGGCTGCCGATCTGCTCGGTCGCTCTCGGTCAGTGCCTGTTCGCAAAGCCAAGATGGAAGCCCCGGTCGACGATCTTGGCCCGGCCACTGCCAAGTGGGACTACTTCGATGCCACGGGCAAGTTGATCGCCGTCGTCTACCGCTATGACCCTCCGGGCCGCAAGAAGGAATTCCGGCCGTGGGATGCCAAGCGGCGCAAGATGGCTCCGCCAGATCCCCGCCCGCTGTACAACCAGCCGGGCTTGGCTGCTGCTGGCCACGTCGTGTTGGTCGAGGGCGAAAAATGCGCGCAGGCCTTGATCGCCATCGGCGTGGCGGCCACCACGGCGATGCACGGCGCGAACGCCCCGGTCGACAAGACCGACTGGTCGCCGCTGGCGGGCAAGTCGGTGCTGATCTGGCCTGACCGGGATGCGCCGGGCTGGGATTACGCCGACCGCGCATCGCAGGCGATCCTGAATGCGGGCGCGACCACGGTCGCCATCCTGGTACCGCCCGACGACAAGCCAGATGGTTGGGACGCAGCTGATGCCATCCCCGAGGGCTTCGACGTGGGAGGCTTCCTCGCTGTCGGCGAACGGATGCCAGTGATGCGCTCGGTCGAGGAAACGCCGCCGCCCGATCTTCTGACTGGCGTCGATTGGACGACGGAAGACGGTCTGTCCTCGACCTTCACGCGCCGCTACGGTGAGGACTGGCGCTACTGCGCGCTGTGGGGCAAGTGGCTGGTCTGGACGGGCGTGCGCTGGAATCCGGATCAGGTGCTCTACGTGTCTCACCTCTCACGCGGCATCTGCCGGATGGCGTCGCTCAAAGCGGACAGCCCCCGGCTCAAGGGCAAGCTGGCCAGCTCGGCGACGATCTCCTCGGTCGAGAAAATCGCGCGTTCCGATCCGAAGCACGCCTCCACTGCCGAAGAGTGGGATGCCGACGTCTGGGTGCTCAACACCCCGGGCGGCGTGGTCGATCTGCGCACGGGCCGGATGCGCCCGCACCGACGCGACGACAGGATGACCAAGGTGGCCACCGCCACACCGCAGGGTGACAGCCCGACGTGGCGCGCATTCCTGGCCGACGTCACCGGCGGCGATGCCGAGCTGATGGCCTACCTGCAACTGATGGTCGGCTACTGCCTGACAGGCGTGACCAGCGAGCACGCGCTGTTTTTCCTGTACGGCACTGGCGCGAACGGCAAGTCGGTGTTCGTCAACGTGCTGACCACGATCCTTGGCGACTACGCCGCCAACGCGCCGATGGACACGTTCATGGAGGCGCGCACCGACCGGCATCCGACCGATCTGGCGGGCCTGCGCGGCGCACGTTTCGTGTCATCCATCGAAACCGAGCAGGGTCGGCGCTGGAACGAATCCAAGGTCAAGGCCATCACCGGGGGTGACAAGGTGTCCGCGCGCTTCATGCGCCAGGACTTCTTCGAGTACATGCCGCAGTTCAAGTTGGTGATCGCGGGCAACCACAAGCCCTCGATTCGCAACGTGGACGAAGCGATGAAGCGGCGACTGCACCTGATCCCTTTCACGGTGACGATCCCGCCCGAACGGCGTGACGGCAGGCTGACCGAGAAGCTGCTCAAGGAACGGGACGGCATTCTGGCGTGGGCGGTCGATGGTTGCAGCCTTTGGCAACGCCAGGGTCTGAAGCCGCCCGCCAGCGTGGTGTCGGCAACCGAGGAGTATTTCGAAGCCGAGGACGCGCTCGGGCAATGGATCGAAGAGCGCTGCCTGCTGGCCAAGTCTCACCGCGAAGGCGTCTCCGAACTGTTTGCCGACTGGCGTGAATGGGCCGAACGCGCGGGCGAGTACGTGGGCTCGATCAAGCGTTTCTCCGAACTGATGGCGACCCGCAAGTTCGAGAAATGTCGGCTGACCGGGGGCGCACGCGGCATCGCGGGCATCGCCCTCAGACCCAAGCCGTACAACCATGGCTTCCCCTACCGAGATGACTGAGCAATCCGGGCGAGTGACGGATTTGACGGGTTTCCTGATTGACGCGCTACGCGTGCGCGCACGTAAAGGCTGTTATCCCAAGAACCCGTCGCATCCGTCACTCGCCCCCCGAACTGGAGCACGACGATGAACACAACGATCCTGGCCCTTGATCTGGGCACACACACCGGGTGGGCTTTGCAGCACCTGGACGGCACCATCACCAGTGGCACGGAGCACTTCAAGCCGCAGAGATTCGAGGGTGGCGGAATGCGCTTCCTTCGTTTCAAGCGCTGGCTCAACGAACTGCTCTCGACCAGCAACCATATCAACGCGGTGTTCTTCGAGGAAGTTCGACGGCACGCGGGCATGGACGCGGCGCACGCCTATGGCGGTTTCATGGGGCACCTGACTGCGTGGTGTGAGCATCACAACATTCCATACCAGGGTGTTCCGGTCGGCACGATCAAGAAGCACGCGACCGGCAAGGGCAATGCGGGCAAGGACGAAATGATCGCGTCCGTCCGAGAGCGCGGTCACATCCCAGTCGATGACAACGAAGCCGATGCCCTGGCGCTATTGCACTGGGCGGTCGAGACGCAGGAGGTGTGACGTGAAAGTGCCGACACCCCAATACCGCTGCCCCCTTGGTCGGCTGCAACCCCAGGCCACGGATCTGGCCGCGATCAAAGAGCGTGGCTGGCACGACCAGCGCATCCTGGTCGTCTCCGCTGACGACGAACGCCTCGACTGGATGGAGCGCGAATTGGTGCGCCAGATCGGCGAGCGCCTCTACGGTGCAGGAGGACGACGCCATGGCTGACCGTCGCAACGCTTGGACAATCGAGGACATAGCCGCTCGCTTCGAGGAGGCGGCCAGCACTGCACGCCGTTTGCCACCCGTGCGTGTGCAGGGCTACTTCAACTGCTGGCCTGCGATCAAACGCATGCCCTGGGAAAACCTTGGCGCGGAACCGGCGGTCTACCGCTTTCCTCCCGACCCTGCTGCCATCGAGCGGATGCTGGAGGTCATGCGCTGGGTCCAGTGGCTGGAGGAGGAACACAGGCACTTGGTCTGGATGCGGGCCAAGCGCTACGGGTGGCGAGACATAACGATCCGCTTTGCCTGCGACCGAACGACGGCATGGCGGCATTGGCAGCGGGCATTGCAAACGGTCGCCGACCACCTCAATGCAGCGCACGGCGGTGTCACGCTGCGCGCACAGTGATCACGCTCCACACAGCGAGCCATTGACAATGGATGCTCCAAAAACGTGGGCAATTTAGGGTAATGCCTGCCGTGTTTGTCCTCGCCTTGCCTCGTTTGTCCTTTTCGAGACCCGGTAGCCCTGCAACAAAACGGGCCGGTCGGGGGTAGTATTTCAGCTATCTTCTGGACAGAGGTGACGGCAGAGGGAGCCACCCGGAAATCAACGGGTCCTTCCTGGCCAAAAGCCAATGCGGGGGGCGACAGCGCGGCGCTTTTTTAGCGTCAGGGTGCGAACCAAGGTTCGCACGGTTCGCAGTTCGCACCCCGCCAGTTCGCACCAACCCCCAAAACCCGCCCACGGTATCCGTCGGCGGGTTTTCTATTTTCAGGACGCACACTTTGAACACGCTCAACGTCGAGTACCGCAAGGTCGAGGCGCTGATTCCCTACGCCCGCAATCCGCGCACACACGCCGAAAGCCAGATCGCCAAGATCGCGGCCAGCATCGTCGAGTACGGCTGGACGAACCCGATCCTGGTCGATGGTGACAACGGCATCATTGCGGGCCACGGGCGTCTGGCGGCTGCCCGCAAGCTGGGGCTGGATCAGGTGCCGGTGATCGAACTGGCTCATCTGACCGTCGCGCAAAAGCGCGCGCTGGTGATCGCTGACAACCGGCTGGCATTGGATGCCGGTTGGGATGAAGCCATGCTGGCGCTCGAACTCGCTGAACTGTCCGAATCGGGATACGAACTTGCCTTGACTGGCTTCGACAGCAGCGAACTCGAGCGCCTGCTCTCTACCGCCTTGGAGGACGATGCGGCGGAGGTGGCAGAAGATCCTGACGAGACGGCAGATGACGCCGCTGATGATGATGATGTGCCGCAGCCACCCACCGTGCCGGTCACTCGCCCCGGAGATGTCTGGGCTATTGGCTTGCACCGGCTGCTCTGTGGCGACGCCACCGATCCGACTGCGGTTGCCACTCTGATGCAGGGTGACACCGCGCAGCTTTGCTTCACCTCGCCGCCGTATGGCAACCAGCGCGACTACACCTCCGGTGGCATTGGCGATTGGGATGCTCTGATGCGTGGCGTATTCGGCAACGTGCCGATGGCCGATGACGGACAGGTGCTGGTCAACCTCGGTCTGATCCACCGCGACAACGAAGTCATCCCCTATTGGGACGGCTGGCTGTCATGGATGCGCCAACAGGGATGGCGGCGCTTTGCGTGGTATGTCTGGGATCAGGGGCCAGGCATGCCCGGCGACTGGCAGGGCCGACTGGCTCCCAGCTTCGAGTTCGTTTTCCACTTCAATCGCAGCACCCGCAAACCCAACAAGATTGTTCCTTGCAAGCACGCAGGCCAGGAATCGCACCTGCGCGCTGACGGGTCGTCCACGGCGATGCGCGGTAAGGATGGCGAGGTCGGCGGCTGGACGCACAAGGGTCAGCCGACGCAGGACACCCGAATCCCCGACTCAGTGATTCGCGTGATGCGCCACAAGGGCAAGATCGGTCAGGACATTGATCACCCCGCCGTCTTCCCGGTGGCGTTGCCGGAGTTCGCCATCGAGTCCTACACCGATGCCGGAGACATCGTGTTCGAGCCGTTCGGCGGCAGTGGCACGACGATGCTGGCCGCGCAGCGCACTGGCCGCATTTGTCGCAGCGTCGAGATTGCGCCAGAGTACGTGGACGTGGCCATCAAGCGCTTTCAGCAAAACCACCCCGGCGTTCCGGTCACGCTCATCGCCACCGGCCAATCTTTCGACGAGATCGCCACTGAACGCGAAATGGAGGTGGCGGCATGAACTGGCTGGCCGACAAGATTGAGCAGTGGCCGACAGCCAAACTGCTGCCCTATGCCCGCAACGCGCGGACGCACTCGGATGATCAGGTGGCGCAGATCGCCGCATCGATTGCCGAGTTTGGCTTCACCAATCCGATCCTTGCAGGCAGTGACGGCATCATCGTCGCCGGGCATGGGCGATTGGCCGCTGCGCAGAGACTTGGGCTGGAGATCGTGCCCGTGGTGGTACTCGATCACTTGAGCCCGACCCAACGCCGGGCCCTGGTCATCGCGGACAACCGGATTGCCGAGAACGCAGGCTGGGATGACGCGATGCTGCGCATCGAGCTGGAGTCCTTGCAACTCGAAGGCTTCGACATCGACCTGACCGGCTTCGATGCCGACGCACTGGCCGAACTGCTGGCAGGCGACGAGCCCAACAACGATGGCCAGACCGACGAAGATGCGGTGCCGGAGGTTGGCGAAACGCCGATCTCGCGTTCGGGCGATGTCTGGATCATGGGCCCGCACCGGTTGTTGTGTGGCGACTCGACCGTGGCTGATAGCTATGGCCGGCTGATGCAAGGCGAAGTGGCGGATATGGTCTTCACCGATCCGCCGTACAACGTGAACTACGCCAACAGCGCGAAGGACAAGATGCGCGGCAAGGATCGCGCGATCCTCAACGACAACCTGGGCGACGGCTTCTACGACTTCCTGCTGGCAGCGCTGACGCCGACCGTCGTGCATTGCCGGGGCGGGATCTACGTGGCGATGTCGTCCAGCGAATTGGATGTGCTGCAGGCGGCCTTCCGCGCCGCCGGAGGCAAATGGTCAACCTTTGTCATCTGGGCCAAGAACACCTTCACGCTGGGACGTGCTGACTACCAGCGCCAGTACGAACCGATTCTGTACGGGTGGCCCGAGGGTGCGCAGCGCCACTGGTGCGGTGACCGCGATCAGGGCGATGTGTGGAATATCAAGAAGCCGCAGAAGAACGATCTGCACCCGACGATGAAGCCGGTGGAGTTGGTCGAGCGCGCGATCCGCAATTCGAGCCGTCCGGGCAATGTGGTGCTCGATCCCTTCGGCGGTTCTGGCACGACGCTGATCGCCGCTGAGAAATCTGGGCGTGCGGCGCGGCTGATCGAACTCGATCCGAAGTACGTGGATGTCATCGTGCGCCGGTGGGAAGACTTCACCGGCCAGACGGCTATCCGCGAGGCGGCAGACCAGGAAGTGTGCGCCAGTTGAATGGCTGGTCGGGTTGCTTGGCCTCTTCTTCCTCCGCGATGCGCTGCAGGATTTGCATCGTGGCGAGATCGCGGGGCAGCGCTGTGCACATCACGCGCACGGCCTGCTCGATAGAGACGTCTGGGCGCCGGTTGGCAATCAGCCAACGCAGCGCCTGCTCCCGTTCGGTGGCGGACGTTTTCATCAGGCGGCCATCTCGTCGCAGATCTCGCAGTGGATCACAAAGCCTGTCAGGTAAGGCAGACCGCGCGGGATGCCGTACTGCTTGCTGGTCTGGCGGCCAATCGACCAACCCATCCAGCGTTGGGTGGCGGCGTTGATCGCATCCGGCAAGGCTTGGCCTTGGTGCAAACCGTTCTGAACGTCGTCGGCAAAGTGGCGTCCATGGCGGCTGTCGAGGAAGATCCGCACCGATTCGAGGGGCTTGCTGGTGGCGTCCGAGATGGCGGTCATCGCCAATTGCCATGCGGCGCTGGCGTGTTCGTTCATCGTGCCCCAAAAGCCCCAAGCATCGTTCTGGGTGGCGGGGATCTGGTTGGTGGTCATGGCGCTTTCTCCTTCGGGTTGATCGTTGCGATGCCTGTAGTAACGCGCTGTTCGATTGAGAAGCCAAGCTGTTCTCGGCTTCCTTCTCGATCAATTTCGATCATCCGAGACGGGCCACGTAGCGGGCGTAATCACCGCCCTCGGGATTGACGTAGAGGTAGGGACGCCCGGGTGCGGTGACCTCGACGCAGAGATACCCGTCGCCAGTGCCACCGCCCTTGCCGCGCAGCCAGTCGCGTGACACCAGCAGGCTGCGCGCAAAGTCGTCGAATTCGGTGGTGGTGAGTTCCTTGGTTTCGGTGACGAATACCTTGTGCTGGTCGCTCCCGCCCAGTTCGCCGACGTCGGCAGGCTTGCGTGCAAACGGCAGGCGGATGCTCAACTCCTCGACCTGGAGGCTCTGGCCTCCAAACTGCAGGGTGCGCGGGGTGCGTTCGATGGTGATGGTCATGGTGCTCATGGCGGTTTTCCTTGTGATGCGTCGTCAATCACGACACCAGCATGAACGCGCTTGTGGCGAGAGAAGCCAAGCTATTCATGGCCACCCTCGCCATCAGTTTTCAGGCGATGCGGTAAACCCTCTCGCCACCGTGCGGCTTGTCGGACGTTATGGTCAGGCCGAGCTTTTTCTTGAAGGCTCCGGCAAAGGTGCCGCGCACGGTGTGCGCCTGCCAGCCGGTGGTCATGCAGATCTGGCCAATGGTCGCGCCCTCTGGGCGTTGCAGCATCCGAATCACTTCGGCCTGCTTGCTGTTCTCGCGGGTGCGCGGTTTGGTTGGCTCCGCTGCGCTGTCCTTGGCCCACGTGGCCTCGGCTGCCGTCACGGCTGCCTCGATCTCGGGGTCAGCCTCCAGAGGCGCAAGTGCGGGACGAGCGCACCCCATTGCGTCGTAACCCTCGGCGGCAACGAACCAGTTGGTGCCATCGGTGGTGATCAGGGCGCGGTTGAAGAGGCCGTCGAGCACTTTCTTGCGTGCGCCGCCTTTGAGGTTGTCGGGGAACCAATCGATCTTGCCGCTGGTGTTGTGGATGGCGTAGGCCAGGACGGAATGCTGGGACAGGGTCAGTTGGGTGGTGGTCATGATCTGCTCCTTCGGGGTGGTTGATGACGATGTGATGAACGCGCTGTTCGGCAGTGAAGCCAAGCGTTTCCTGCTTGGCTTGCTGCGCTTTCGATCAGTCCTTGGCGATTTCCGATTCCGTGGCCTTGGGCATCGATCCGCCAAGTTCGACACCCGCCTTGAAGGCAGCCTCCAGTGCGTCCTTGATGCACCAGACCGCCGTGTCGTGGAAATCGAGGCTGTCTGATCTGCGCGTTTCCAGCGTCTCGATGCCGAGGTGCTTCTGCGCGATCAGGGTGAGGATGGTTTCGATCTGGCTCATGTCCGTGTCCTTTGATGGTGTTGATGACGAACGTATGAACGCGCTGTTCCAGATGGAAGCCAAGCTCAATCCGCAGGAATGACGAACAAATGATTGAAGGTGCCCCGAAGGGGAAATATGGGTATTTCGATTCGTGCCTACGCACGCCACCGAGGGGTGTCCGATGCGGCGGTGCGCAAGGCCATCGCTGCGGGGCGGATCACGCCGGAGGCAGACGGAACGATTGATGCCGAGCGTGTCGACCGCGAATGGGCACGCAACTCCGATGCGCCGCGCAATGGAACCACCGCCCGCGCCGTCAAGGTCGCTGTACCGGAATCCAGCGGCACCACGGGTGATGGGCCTGCAGCGCTGCCCTCAGGTGGCACGTCCTTGCTTCAGGCGCGCACGGTCAATGAGGTGGTCAAGGCGCAAACCAACAAGGTGCGTCTGGCCCGCCTCAAGGGCGAGCTGGTGGATCGGCCACAGGCCATCGCCCACGTTTTCAAACTGGCGCGCTCTGAACGCGATGCATGGCTCAACTGGCCAGCGCGCATCTCGGCGCAGATGGCGGCCAAGCTCGGTGTCGATCCCCACACGATGCACATCGCCCTGGAGGCGGCGGTGCGTGAGCACTTGCAGGAACTGGGCGAGATGCGCCCAAGGGTGGATTGATGGACATGGACTACGAAGGCGCTGCCGAGATCGAACGAGCGTGGCGTGAAGGATTGACGCCCGACCCGCTGCTCACCGTGTCCGAATGGTCGGATCGCCACCGGATGCTCTCCAGTAAGGCATCTGCCGAACCGGGGCGCTGGCGCACCAGCCGCACGCCGTACCTGAAAGCAATCATGGATTGCCTGTCGCCGACCTCCCCGGTCGAGCGCGTGGTGTTCATGAAAGCCGCCCAGCTTGGCGCGACTGAGATGGGATCGAACTGGATCGGCTACGTGATCCACCACGCGCCGGGCCCGATGATGGCGGTGTGGCCAACAGTAGAGATGGCCAAGCGCAACTCCAAGCAGCGGATTGATCCGCTGATCGAAGAGTCATCGGCATTGGCCGAACTGATTGCACCGGCGCGCAGCCGGGATTCGGGCAACACCATCCTGGCCAAGGAATTCAGGGGCGGTGTGCTGGTGATGACTGGTGCGAACAGCGCGGTCGGTCTGCGCTCGATGCCGGTGCGCTATCTGTTTCTCGACGAGGTCGACGGTTACCCGCTGGACGTCGAGGGTGAAGGCGATGCGATCTCGCTGGCCGAGGCGCGCACGCGCACCTTCGCGCGACGCAAGATTTTCATTGTCTCGACACCGACGATCTCAGGGGCGTCGGCCATCGAGCGTGAGTACGAGGCCAGTGACCAGAGGCGCTACTTCGTGCCGTGCCCGCACTGTTCGCATCGGCAGTGGCTGCGTTTCGAGCAGCTGCGCTGGGACAAAGGGCAACCGGAGACCGCTGCCTACATCTGCGAGTCGTGTGACACCGCGATTGCCGAGCACCACAAGACGTGGATGCTGGAACACGGCGAGTGGCGCGCGATGATCACTGATGGCACGGGCAAGACGGCGGGCTTTCACCTGTCGTCGCTGTACAGCCCGGTGGGCTGGCGTTCGTGGCGGGAGATCGCCGCTGCGTGGGAGAGCGCGGTCAGCAAGGAATCAGGATCGGCTGCCGCCATCAAGACCTTCAAGAATACTGAGCTGGGCGAAACCTGGGTCGAGGAAGGCGAAGCACCGGACTGGCAACGACTGGTCGAGCGCCGCGAGGACTACCGCGTCGGCAGTGTTCCACAAGGCGGTCTACTCCTGGTGGGCGCGGCCGACGTGCAAAAGGATCGCATTGAGGCATCGGTCTGGGCCTTCGGGCGTGGCAAGGAGTCTTGGCTGGTCGAGCACCGCGTGCTGATGGGCGACACCGCCCGCGACACGGTATGGAAGCGCCTCGCTGAAATGCTCTCTGAATCGTGGACACACGCCTCGGGCGCGGCGCTGCCGCTGGCCCGCTTTGCACTGGATACCGGCTTTGCCACGCAGGAGGCCTATGCCTTCGTGCGGGCCTGCCACGATCCGCGCGTGATGGCGGTCAAGGGTGTGCCGCGCGGTGCAGCCCTGATCGGGACGCCAACTGCCGTCGATATGTCGCAGGGCGGCAAGAAGCTGCGCCGAGGCATCAAGGTGTTCACGGTGGCGGTCGGTATCGCCAAGCTCGAGTTCTACAACAACCTGCGCAAGAGCGCAGATGTTGGCGAGGACGGATTGACCACGGTGTTCCCGGCCGGGTTCGTCCATCTGCCCAAGATCGACGCTGAGTTCATCCAGCAACTCTGCGCGGAACAACTGATCACCCGCCGCGACCGCAACGGCTTCCCGGTGCGTGAGTGGCAAAAGATGCGTGAGCGCAATGAGGCGCTCGACTGCTACGTCTACGCCCGCGCGGCTGCATCGGCGGCGGGTCTGGATCGCTTCGAGGAACGTCACTGGCGGGAACTGGAGCGACAACTGGGGCTGGCCAGTCCGCCAGCCCTTGAAACACCTACTGAATCGATCA